TCAGATTTTAACCGATTTTTCTTTTGATGCAGATCCATGAGTTTTTCTTGAGCATCGGTCATGTTTTTGAGAAGTTGACCGAATACTTCAAAGGCTCTTGGAGATTCTTCTGACTTTGCTATGTCGAGAAGTTCCTCCATTGCATCTCTACCTCTTTCAATAACATCATACATATTCTCACGAGCATATTGAAAATCATTGTCTGCTTTTTCGTCCTCAGTTTGACTTTCAATAACTGCTGGAGAAGTAACAGTACCAATAGTATTTATTACATCAGTAGTTTCATCAACTAAATCAAGATGTTTTTCAATTCTCTGTTCAACAATTTTTTTCACTTCTTTCATAGTAATCTATTTAGGAGTCAGTCCCACTCACAGGGTCATGAGTTTTCCCAGCAGGAAAGAACGAGAATGTTTCACTGAATCCAAAATCTTCATCTGTTATGTTAGAAGTTTTTGAAACAACATTTGTTCTACTGACTGTTTTACCCGCTGTTGCAGCTTCACTTGATTCTTCTGACATTATTCTCATGCGAGTTGAATCATCAAACTCATGTCCATCAAGAATAAGATTGTTCGTTGAGTATGCAGTGCTGTCTTCTGTGATAATGAAAACTGGTTCTGCAGCAACATCTTCTGTCATGAGATGAGTGTCAACTGTGACATCCGTGATAACTTTTGCGTTGTCTGTGACATCTGGGAACAAATAACCCTTCATGACAAAACTAAGAGTCCAAATGATGGAACGTCTTGTAGCAAAGTCACCCTCGTAAGTATCTTCACTTGTGACAGAATTGAGAACCAAAGGAATATCCATCTTGATTCCCATTGAAGATACAAGAGTCATACTGAACGTGAATTCTGGTGTGAAGAAAGGAAGAATCTGCTCTAGGATTTGTGTTCCATCTTCTGCGTTCTTCACAAAACAATAAAGTGAAAAGTCATAATTGTAAGGAACAGGATTGAATTGTTTCTTTAGACCTGTCGTTCCTGTCTTGACATTTCTGCCCATTGTGTTCAGTTTTCTTGCACCATCATACGTCATTGCAGTCAATTCAAACCCCATCCTTGGAACAGTCAATGCAACTTTTGGATTGAGGTTTGGGTCACCACTGATACGAACCAACATCTTGTCTTTTGGTCCGTAAGACAATGGTATCTTTAGTGCTTCAACCACTTCATCTGATGAGTTTGTTCTGCGAACCTCAATGTTATTGAATAATGTTCCAAATGCAACCACCATCTTGCGGCTGATTTGATGATAAAAATATGTTCCAAACATTACGGATTTTCTCCAAATGGATTAGATTCACTAAAGTCAAATACAGAGTCAGCATCAATCTCAAATTGTTTGTTACTTGAAACTTGAGTTGAAGTAGAATCGTCAATTGTCTGTAGAGTTTCTGCGGTTTCAACAGTTGATTGTGCTACCGAATATGTTCCAGTTGCCAAACTGTCTGCTCCAGTAATTATCTCACCCACCGAAAAATTACCAGTAAGATTGATAAGGTAGAGGTAACTTGTGGACGAATCCCACCTTGCAACTTCTGCTGTCTTGGACGATGTTCCACCTGTGACAGTTTCACCTTCTGTAAATGTTCCAGAAACGGACTCAAGTTCAAATGTGCGAACAAGAGATTGTTTCTGTTCTATAACATCAACCTCTTCAACACCTGTGTCAATCTTCTCATCAGAGTAAGTGAAGAGTTCACAAGTCAAATCAAATGTGGGAAGAGCTCCTGTCTGATAAAAAGGAGTTTCGTGTTCAACAAACATTATTTGAAAGAGTTTTTCTGTCAGAGGAAAGTAAATAAGGTCACCCTCTTTTGGACGAACACCAATGTCAAGTCCTTCAAATGCTCGTCTTGCAACCGAAAACACAATCTGGTCACGAATTTCCAGACCAAACTTTGATACTAAATCACCTTCACCTTCAAAACCATCAACCGACTTGATATACATCTCAATAGAGTAAGCATCTTTGTATTCTGAAATAGAATCCTCGCCAAGAATTGTATCCTCGTTGACAAGTGTTCTTGGAATGTAATTTACATCGTGTCCATAGATTTGTATGGACTCTGTGACTAAGGAGTGAAGAAGTTCCTGTTCATTCCTAGCGTCAAAGTTGCGAAAGTAAGTATTTGTTGGCATCTCATCCTACGTAGAAGTTGTCTGGGAGTTGATATCGCATTTGCATTTCTTCTTCAAGTTTTTCTACTTCACTATTACCATCGTCATAAATCTGTCTTCCATTGAGAGTCACACCGCCTGGTAATTGAACTCCCTCATACTTGATGAGATTTGCACCCCATTGTCTCTTGAAGAGAGAGGTCACATATTTCTTGAGAAAAATGTCATTGAAGAGTTCTGTGTAAGTAGAACCATCTATTTTCTTGAATACAAGCGCTATAATTGCATCACCGATTTCAACAGCCGTATCCCAATCCATGTCAATGTAAAGTTTGTCTGTCAAACGATTGAAACGAACCTGTCTTGTTTCTGATGCACCAAAAACTTGGTTGAGTAAAGAAAGATTTTGTCTTCCTGTCACGTAGTTTGATATTCCTGCACCTGTGACAAGATGTGGTAATTCATTCAACCGAAACTGATATTCAAAAGAGAACATATCGTTAGACGAAAGTCCTTTACTTACTGGAAGAATGTCCTGAACACCAATTATTGTATCATCAACTGTAAGTGCTCGTGAATCTATGTTTCCAAATGAAACTGCTGTTGCTTGTGTTCCGTGAACTGGTCCTGTTGCACCAGAACTTGAACCTGTGACAGTTTCTCCTGCAACGAAAGTATTTGCAACTGTATTTGCAGCACGAATACCATTTCCATCTTTGTGTTCTTTGAACTTTAGAACAGTCGAAGAAGTTACTTCATGAATCTTTGCTGTTGCATTTGATGTCCCACCAGTAATTGTTTCACCTTCTGTAAAAGTTCCAGTAGATGCACTTGCAAAAGTTAGTTGACTTGGTTCAACTAATTCTACAAGAAAATGTCTTTCTGTTCCGTCAAAGTGATACTCTTGAAAATACTGAATTGCTTCGTCAATCAAATCATCCATTTGTTCATCTGCAAGATTGACTTCAACAACTGGTTTACCTAACTTGCGAAGTGCATATTCTTTCAATTCAGTTGTAGATGCTGGTTGTGTTGCTGACATATTCTTTATCCGTTGTTGATTTCAGCAGAAGCACTTACTGTGATTAGACCTTCTGCAAGTCGTTCTTTTATTGTTCCGCCACTCTGTGTGTAAGTGAGTGAATAGAAATACTTACCTTCTGCAAGAGCTGCGGTTTGAGTTGCAGTCAATGAAAAAGTGCAGTTTGAACCTGAAACAGAAGTAGTAAATGTTTGGAGAGTGTTTGCGTATGCAAAGTTCTTGATGATTCCCCCTGCAACTGTTCCAGAGGAAATTGTGACCGCTGCAGAAGAGTTGTTCTCTGCACCTATTGTCTTTTCAAACGTAGCACCTTGGTCAATGGTGTAGTTTTGAACCTTCTTTTTGAGTGAAACTGCCATGGAAAATCCGTAGTATTGTAATGAACATATTTATCTCTTAATATTTATGAAACTACAACACGACTGTTTTCTCATGGCCTACAATTATATTAGGGTCAACCCAGATATCATAGTTGTTATCTCTTGCACGATGACAGAATTCAACATCATCCCAGACAAACTCTTCCCAACCATTCGGGTATTTTTTCACTCTGGGATAAAACCAAGGGTAGGTAAAACTCTCAAAAACACCTCTTTTGACCAGCATCCAACCCATTCCAGTATAATCAACTCGAAACAACTTACCTTTTTTCTTTTTGAGGTCTTTTCTTTGTAGAAAACGATAGTAAGCATTATCTGCAAAGAAATCTTCATCCATGAATTCTACAGTTGCATAGTTGATGTTGTCTTGCATCATGTAAAGACCAGAAATGATGTCTCTGTCATGGTCTAACAGTTTGAAGAATTGTTCTGGTTTGAAGACGATATCGGAGTCAATCCACATGATATAATCGTAGTCAATCTTTCCACCAAATGGTTTTTGGTCTGTGCCTCGGTCTAGGGATGCACCAAGACATTTGGTTCTTACGTGATAGATGTTGCAGAGATATTGTTGAGAAAGTCCGTAGGAGATACCGACTTTGGGAAGTTCACCAAGAAGTTCAGTCCAACATTGCAAAAATCTGCCAGAGAATGATGCCCCTGGCAGACAAAATATAATTTTCATAATATAATATAAGTGTTCTAATTATTCTGGTTTGGGGTTGTTTTCT